CAAAAGGAAAGGTTCCTGCCCATTACGCCCACAACAAGCTCGACGAAAAGTTGCCACGCGCAAAAGGCTTCATGGAGCAGCACCTCATTGAGCCGCGTCCCATTACGGAAAGCCAGCTAGTCGTCATCCAGGCCATAGCGCGCGGCGAAACTCCATACGCCGCTTCGAAAATCGCGGGCGTCAACCCCACGTACACCTACGCCATCCTGAAACGTCCGTACATTCAGGACATGGTCGCCGTGGAGAGGAAAAAGTTCGAAGAGGCCAGCCAGATGTCGCGCAAGCAGGTGATGGATGGACTGCTCGAGTCGATCCAGATGGCGAAGATGATGTCAGAGCCGGCCAGCATGATTTCTGGCTGGCGGGAGATCGGCAAGATGTGCGGCTACTACGAGCCGGTCAAAGTCAGGCTGGACGTGAATGTCAGCGGCAACGTCGTCATGCAGAAGATGGCCTCCCTAACCGACGCGGAGCTGCTGAAACTGATACAAGAAGGGCCGAGCGCCCTAGAATCCCTACCAGCCCCTAATTAGCATATGCCGAACATCTGGTCAGACACTCTCCCCCACGACAACGACGGCCCCGTCAGCCTGAAGTCGAAGCGGCGGCTCAAGGAGATCGGCATGGACTATGACGGTCTGCTGGACCGGCTCAACGCCGCCGCGCAGCTAGCGCACAACGCCGGTGATTTCCGGCTGGAGACGGATATCCTATTCAGGATTCTCGAGCTGCAGTGGCCGACGACCCGATAGCCATCGCCAAGAAGGAGATAGCGAGCCGGATTCTGGCTCGCAGGAATCTCCTTGAGTTCATCAAGCGGATCAACCCCGGATACATGGATGGGTGGGTGCACCGGGATATCTGCGCCCGACTTGAGCGCTTCAGCGAGGCCGTGGCCGACGGGCGTAGTCCCCGGCTGATGCTGCTGATGCCGCCGCGACATGGAAAGTCGGAGATTGCCAGCCGCAACTTCCCCGCTTGGCACATGGGGCAGTATCCGGATCACGAGGTAATAGCGTGCTCGTACAACGTCAGCTTGGCCATGGGCTTTAGCCGCAAGGTCAAGCAGATCATCGAGGACACGAACTATGCGCAAGTTTTCCCTGATGCCCGTCTCGATCCCAAGAATCAGTCGACGGAGGAATGGGCTCTGGAGGGTGCGCGAGGCGGATATGTGGCGGCTGGTATTGGGGGCCCGATCACCGGCAAGGGGGCGCACGTCTTGGTTATTGATGATCCAGTCAAGAATGCTGAGGAAGCTGACAGCGCGGATGCCCGCGAGAAGGTCTGGGAGTGGTACAACTCGACGGCGTACACGCGGCTAGCCCCCGGTGGCGGCATCCTGATCATCCAGACTTGGTGGCATGACGACGACTTGGCCGGCCGCGTGCAGAATCTCATGCGGGCTGGCAGCGACGACGTGCATGTCGATCAGTTCGAAGTGGTCAAGTATCCCGCCATCGCCGAGCACGACGAGTGGTATGACCCGATGACCCGTATGATCGTTGACACGCCGCCGGTGAACGGAGTGATGCTTCGTAACAAGGGAGAAGCCCTGCACCCCGCTCGCTATGATCTGGATAAATTGCTTAGGATCAAGGCGCAGAACCAGGGCGGCCGGTGGTGGAGCGCACTCTACCAGCAGAACCCGGTGCCAGATGACGGCGCTTACTTCCTCAAAGAGCACTTTCGGCGCGCGGACATACCCGCCATCCAGAAGGCGCACGTCTTCATGGCCTGGGATTTCGCAATTAGTGAGAAGAAGCAGAGTGACTACACCGTAGGTACAGTGGGACTGCAGGACGACAATGACGTTCTCCATATAGCGGAACAGGTTCGTTTTAAGAGTGGCGACGCGTTCTTCATAGTTGAGTCTATCCTGAATCTGGCTGAGCGGTGGTATAGTCCGTCGTTGACAATCGGCTTCGAAGATGGTCAGATATACAGAGCTATCGAGGCTCTACTCAAGAAGAGGATGCGGGAACGACGTGTCTACCCATCAGTCACTTTGCTCAAACCTATTACCGACAAGATGGCGCGTGCACGTCCACTCCAGGGTCGGATGCAGCAGGGCATGGTCTCATTCAGCCGCCACGGCGAATGGTTCGACGCATGTCGTCAGGAAATGCTCCGGTTCCCCGCCGGTGTTCACGATGACTGCGTCGACTCCCTCGCATGGCTCGCCACAATGGCCGTCGGTCGCCAGCCGCCGCGCCGTCCCGTACAGAAGGAACTGCCGTCATGGAAAAACAAGCTGAAGTTGGGAAGCGGAGCAGCTTCCCACATGGGGTGTTAGCCCTGAGTCTGACTGACGCCATCATGACCATAGGCATACCGACGGACGAGATTGGCATGGCTGGCTCCAAGGCGGGTATAGCCACCATGGTCACTGACGAGAACGGCCGGATCCAGTTTGTGTGGCGCCGCGACCGGCTTGACGCCCAGCCGCCGAAGTTCCTGGAGGCTCTGCTGACCAGTTTGCGCCAGGCCATAGGGGTCACTCAATGAGCCGTGAAATCTTCATCACCGAGTCGTTTGCCGTCCGCACGGCAGCGCATCTGCTGCACCTGTCGTCAAAAAGCTACGCCGAGCACATGGCACTGGACGAATTTTATAACGCCATCGTGCCGCTGGTCGACAAGTACGCCGAGGTCAGCATGGGTATGTACGGACAGATCGAGAGCTGGCCGGCAGCCAAGACCATACCCAAAACGACGCCCATCAAACTGCTCGAGGCGTACCTGAAGGTCGTCAAGAATGAGCAGAAGGATGGAGATGACGAGGACGAGGACGAGGGTGACGACGACAAGGATGCGGATGATAGTCAGGCGCTGCTGAACATTCTGGCTGAACTGGAGGAGCTGACCGCACAGACGCTCTACAAGCTGAAGTTTCTGAAGTGAGGACACCATGCCCGTAAATTCTGAAGAGACATACAAGACCTGGCTGCGCTACGCGTGGGTCCGGGATAACGGGCATACACAGTATGTCGAGAAAGCCCTCAAGTGTGAGCGCTTCTTCGCCGGCGACCAGTGGGACGCTGCGGACCGGGCGGCGCTGGAGGCAGTACGCCGGCCGGTGCTGACCATCAACAAGATCCTGTCCACCATGAGCAACGTGATGGGCGAGCAGATCCAGAATCGGGCGGAAATCAGCTTCCGGCCACGTGCGGACTCGTCAGCAGCGACGGCAGACATTCTCAACAAGGTGTTCAAGCAGATAAGTGACAACAACCAGCTGGCGTGGAAGCGCAGTGACATGTTTGCTGATGGCGTCATTACCAGCCGCGGTTTCCTGGACGTGCGCATCGAGTACAAGGACAGCATGCAGGGCGAGGTGGTCATCAACAACCTGAACGCCAAGAACATCATGGTCGACCCGGATGCCGAGGAGTACGACCCGGACACATGGAGCGAGGTGTTTCATACGAAGTGGATGACGGCCGACGACATCGCCGTGCTGTACGGCAAGGCGAACGCCGAGCTGCTGCGCAACAAGGACCGCAGCAGCTTCCCCTACGGCTACGACTCGATCCAGATGAACCGGGACCGGTTTGGCTACAGCCAGTACCCCATGTACTCAGGCAACTACGACAACTCGTCGGTGCTGCGCAATATCCGGGTGGTGGAACGTCAGTACAGGAAACTGGACCGCCAGCAGCACTTCCTGTCGCCAGAGACCGGCGACATGCGTCCGATCCCGGAGGAGTTTGACCGCAACCGCATCGCCATGTTTGTCGAGAAGTTCGGCTTCCAGGTCGTGCCCAAGCTGGTGCGGCGTATCTACTGGTACGTCATGGCGGACAATGTCGAGCTGCACGCCGAGTGGAGCCCGTACGACCACTTCACCGTCGTGCCGTTCTTCCCGCACTTCCGGCGCGGGCACACCTACGGGCTGGTCGAGAACCTGCTGGGCCCGCAGGAGCTGCTGAACAAGGTCACGTCCCAGGAGCTGCACGTGGTGAATACCACGGCGAACAGTGGCTACAAGGTGAAGGCCGGTGCCCTGTCGAACATGACGCCGGAAGAACTGGAGCAGAAGGGCGCCCAGACCGGGCTGGTCATCGAGGTCAATGGAGATCCGGACAAAGATGTACAGAAAATATCTCCTAACCAGGTTCCACAGGGGCTGGACCGTATCAGTTACAAGGCCGAGGAGTCCATCAAGACGATCAGCGGCGTCAGCGACTCGATGCAGGGCATGGACCGCGCTGACGTGGCGGCTAAGGCGATTCAGCAGAAGCGTCAGGCGGGTAGTACCAACCTTGTCAAGCCGCTCGATAACCTGACCCGCAGTGACTACATCCTCGCGCGCATTGTCCTGAATCTAGTGCAGGAGTATTACACCGACAAGCGGATGATGACCATCACCAAGGACCAGGCCACAGGGCAGACCGAGACCTTCGAGATCAATGGCGAGAATGAGTACGGCGAGATTACCAACGACCTGACCCTGGGCGAGTACGACGTCATTGTCACGTCGGTGCCGGCCAAGGACACTCTGGAGGACAGCCAGTTCGAGCAGGCGGTCAGCATGCGCGAACTGGGCGTCCAGCTCCCGGACAGTGTGCTCATCGACGCCAGCCGGCTGCAGAACAAGAAGGAGATCATCGCCCAGATGCAGGAGGCCAGCCAGTCGCCGGAAGCCCAGCAGCAGAAACAGCTCCAGTTGCGCGGCCAGGCGGCGGAAGTGTCGAAAACCGAGGCCGACGCCCAGCACAAGCAGGCCGACAGCGTGCTCAAACAGGCGAAAACTCAGGAAACCCAGGTCCAGACCCAGATTTTGGCCAAAGGCGAGCCCGACGACGGGGCTGCACAGGCAAAAATGGCCGAAGTGCACATAAAGGGTGCGCAGGCCGAGCACAAAATGACGCTGGAGGAGCGCTTGGCCGAGCACAAGATGCAGCTGGCTGAGCGCGAGCACCAGCTTGAGCGCGAAAAAGTTGCTGGCGACCAGCAGCTCAAGGCACAGGATATGGAGCAGAAACGGCTTGACGCACGCGACCAGGCGGTGCGCGAGGCGGCCATGGCTGCTGAGAAACCGCCGGCCGGCGGGAAGAATTTTTCACGTCAACCCACGTCAACTTAGGAGCTACGCACTATGCTGTTCAAACCCTTTTATCGCCTGTACAAAGATGATCCCGAAGTCGGCGGCACCGGCGCCGACCGCGGCGACGAGATACCTGAAATCGACCCGGAGGATCCGGATGATGAGCTTAAGGCGGCCAAGGCAGCCGAAAAGCTGACCAAGGAGATTGAGGATGAGGATGAGAACGACGAGAAGAAACCCAAGAAAGACAGCCGCATCCCGTTGAGCCGGCACAAGGAGATTCTGGAGCGCGAGCGCGCGCAACGCGCCGAACTCGAGCAGCGCCTGTCGCAGTACCAGAACGGGCATCAGGTTGCCAGCCTGAACGAGAACATCACCGCCATCGAGAACGAGGTGATGAAGCTTGAGAAAGAATACACCCGGGAGCTGGCCGACGGCGAGCTGGACAAGGCCGCGAACATCATGGCCCGAATCCGCAACGCCGAGCGGCAGATGTCCGAGGCGAAAAGTGACATGAAGATCCAGGCTGCCGAGGCGCGCGCGACCGAGCGGGCCCGGTACAACATTGCGCTGGAGCGGGTGGAGGGCGCCTTTCCGTCCCTGAATCCTGACCACGACCAGTTCGACGAAGCGGTCATGAGCGAGGTCGTCGACCTGAAGGATGCCTACCAGGCCAAGGGGATGACACCGACGCAGGCGCTGCAGAAGGCCGTCAAGATGCTGGTCGAGCCACGCACCACGAAGCAGGAGGTCGCCACGACCAGCCAGCCGCGCGTCGGGGAGAAGGACGTGGCAGCCGAGCGTAAGACCGAGGCGGTGAGGAAAACGGCGGATACCGTCGCGCGGCAGCCGCCGAGCATGAGCAAGGTCGGCGCCGATAGCGACAAGCTGGGTGGCGGCAAACTTGATGCACGCCAGGTCATGGGCATGAGCCAGAAGGAGTTTGCCTCACTGAATGAGGAGACCCTGGCGCAGTTGCGTGGTGACACAATTTGACCTGAATAGTTTTTGTGGTGTATATTCGCCACATCGGTTTAAGGTAGGTCACGACAGTACCTCCAGTCAACGCTAGCTCGAAGCGACATTTCGACAAAGGGTCTCGTATCTTTTATTGAACTTAGAAGGAGATGCTGAAATGGCATTAACCAACTTTGGGCTGTTGACTACGGAACAGAAAACCATCTGGTCGATGGATCTGTGGAAAAACGCCCGCAACCAGAGCTTTATCAACAAGTTCCTCGGCTCCGGCCCGAACTCGATGGTGCAGCACATCACGGAGCTGAAACAGTCTGAGAAGGGCGCACGCGCCGTTATCACGCTGCTGGCTGATCTGACCGGCGACGGTGTAGCGGGTGACCGCACGCTGGAAGGCAACGAGGAAGGGATGCAGACTTGGGATCAAGTCATCCGCATCGACCAGCTTCGCCACGCCAACCGCCACGAAGGTCGTATGGCTGACCAGAAGTCCATCGTCGAGTTCCGTGAGAACAGCAAGAACCTGCTGGCTTACTGGCTTGCCGACCGTATTGACCAGATGGCGTTTGAAACGCTGGCCGGTCGTTCGTTCACGTTGGCTCCTAACGGCTCGACCCGCGTTGGCTCTGACCTCCAGAATCTGGAGTTCGCTGCTGATGTGGCCGCACCGTCGACCCGCCGCGTGACCCGCTGGGACAATACCAACAAGCTATTGAAGACCTACGTGTCTGGTTCGAACACTTCCAGCGCGCTGGTCGCTACGGACTATCCGGCTTGGCAGACTTTCGTTCAGCTCAAGGCATACGCCAAAGACCGCTACATCCGTGGCGTGACTAACGGTGGCGGCGAGGAATCGTTCCACGCGTTCCTGACTCCGCAGGCCATGGCCAAGCTGAAACAAGACACTGACTACATGGCCAACTTGCGCTATAGCCAGTCCAAGGACGTCAACGACAACCTGTTCACAGGCAGTACCGTCAAGATCGACGGCATCTACCTGCACGAGTTCCGTCATGTCCCCAACGTGTCCGCTGCCGTTTCCGGCACGGCCAAGTACGGTGCCTCGAACAACGTGGATGGATGCCAAATCCTGTTCTGCGGTGCGCAGGCCCTGGGCATGGCAGATATCAAGGCACCTGAGTGGAACGAAAAGGGTTTTGACTACGAGAACTCGCAAGGTATCTCGATTGGCAAGATCCTTGGATTCCTGAAACCCCGGTTCGGCAACATCTACGAAGGTGGCGCGGTCGAGGACTTTGGTGTCATTTCCTGCTTCACTGCCTACTAAGGAGTAGAACACCATGACCAAAAAACTCGCTACCCGTTCGGTGCAGTACCCGGCTTACGCCGAGTTTGTATGGAACTTCAACGACTGGGTCGTCGACTCCGCCACTGGCGCCAAGGTAACTCTCGGCTCCACGCAGGCTGCGTCCGTCGACCCGCAAGACACCACCATCACTGGTGCCGTTGCCAACACCATCACCTTTGATGCCATCCCGATGCCCATCGGTGCTGTCATCACTGGCGGTGAAATGATCGTTGAAACTGCCGTGACCGGCTCGACGGCTTACACCGTCTCGCTCGGCATCGCTGGCACGTTGACCGCGCTTCTGAATGCCCAGTCGGCTCTGTCGACCGGTCGTACAGCTCTGACTATCACGGCGCCGCTTACCAGCAACGCCGGTCAGAATCTGCGGGCGACCATCGCCTACACGGTGGCTAACGCCACTGCCGGCCGCATCCGTCTACGTGTCCAGTACACGGTTGACAGCAAGGCCAACGAAGTTCTGATCGCCTAATCAGCGGTCTGAAAGAACGGACGGGGCTTCGGCCCCGTCCTTTTAGCAACCTACCGGCACTATTACTATGACCAATTTTATCTCGCCCATCGATCAAACCGTGAGTTCTGTATATGGACACTCCGTCGAATTCAAAGCTGGCGTCTCTACGCACGCGCCTGACGTTATGGCTGAAGAACTTGCCCGTGCTGCAATTTATCCAGAAGGTACCGAGCAGACTGCAACAGTCTTGGCTCCGCTTGACGGTGTGGCTGTCCTCGAAGGCGCCGTCGTCCAAGGAGTAGTTTGATGGCTGCGCGGAAGTACGTCTCCTACCGCGACATCGTCGTGTCCTCGGTGATGGGCCATTCCATCGAGTTCAAGAAAGGCGTGCCGACGCAGTGCCCTCCGACCATGCACGCCGAGCTGCTGGCTATCGGGATTGTTCCCGAAGAGCC